GGAATAACGAACTCCAACGATTCTTTTACCTATAAGGTTTTTAAATCTTTGTGCCCAATCGTACTTCTCTTTATAGAGTGGGTCGTTTTCTAAAATGATAGTTTGTCTTTTTGATTTGGTCATAGCGTTTTATGAGAAAAAAATAATTGTTTTATGAGACAGATTTTTCAAAGCTAGTGTAATTTTCATCTGACCATTCAGGATCAGGTGTAGCAGAAAAATCAGGAATGAGCTTAGAAAGCTCTCGTATCTCTTTGCTTAATCTAGCTAACGAACTTGGGTCGTTATTCATTTCAGCTTTGAGCATACATTGGAAAAGCAGATTCATTGATGCTGCGATCATTTTTGACTTTTCCTTAGAACAAGGTTTAACCCTTTTATCTTTGGAACGATCAGCCATTGCTTTGACTGTATCTCTATGTGCTTGCTGTCTTGAAACATTAAATGTTGATTGAGCATATGCACGAACTCCTTTTGGAGAAATTCCTAAATCTAAAAGACGTTTCAACCTTTCTAAATCTTGTGATCGAAGTTCATTGGAACGTCTTGAATTAACCATAGGCACTTTACATTTACTACTCTAATATACTAGCATATATATAGATAAAAAACATTCAACCATGGGAAGAATTAAAGATTTATTATTGCGAAATCAAAACGAACAAGATCAACCAAATCCAAATGAAATTAAGCTTTCATTTAATGATCAATGGTTTTTATTAACCACTATGCTTTCATTTATAAAACATTCAAAATATTCTACTAAAAGAAAAATAAGATTAATGAAATTATTTGATATTTTATATCTTGCATCAACTAAAGGAAGTTCAATAAAATTTTCTAAAATCATTGCAAATAATAGAAAATAACTGCTATAATATAGGAGTAGTTTATTTTATTCGCTATGTCTGCTTACCTATGTTCGGACGATACTCTTAATGCTTTATCTACTTTTTATTATATGAAAAGTGGTAAAACAGATGATGAAAGACAATCTTCTATTTTAAGAGCTATCAGAAAATCTAACAAAAAGTCTTGGTACGAAAAACAAAAAGTTGCTAAGTCTTTTGAAGATCGTATGAAGTTACACGCAAAATTCGATAAGTTTTGTGATGGTCTTTTTGATATTTGGTTTTACCAATATTCCAACGAATCTATCTATCAAGTTATTTTTAATATCTTATTAAGAGAAAATCAAAATTCTTTGATGGCTAGATATAACGATAAAGATTATGCCGAAAGACCATCTTACAAATACGTTCATTCTAATTGCGTTAATTATTGGGACGATCATAACCAATTAGGTTATTTGGTCGGAATTATTAACAATTATGATTATCAATCTTGCGAACACGGAAACTATCAAGATTCTTTGGGTTATGCAATCTTAGATCAAATCAAAGAATTACTTCTTAGAGAATTACAACTTGGGGAGATTTGGGATTTTGACGAAAGAAAGTTTATAGAAGAAAATAAGTTATTTCAACCTATTTCTTAATTTCTTTTCACATAACTAGACTTACGAGGTATTATTAATTTAATACCTCTTTTTTATTGGAAATGTCAGAAAAAGACTTAGAAAGAATAAAAAATATTTATGGCAAACGCAATCCAAAAACTCATATTGAACAACGTTGCCAACGCCTTTACACAAAACAATTAGACGGTTTATCTACTCGTCAGTTAGTTTTACAGCACGCACAAAGAGAGGGTATCGCTGAAAAAACAGCATGGAGTGATTGGAAAAGAGTAACCGAATGGAACTCACAAGATTTGGAACGAGATAGAGCCGATATACTCTCTCGTTTGCATAGTATGAGACAAAGACTGTTTAATGCGGCTTTGAAAAAAGGCCAACTGCAAACTGCACATATGATTTTAGATTCGCTAGGTCGAGCAAACGGAGAGACTCAAGAAGCAGTAAATGTGAATATGCCTCCGAGCTTAAACATTCAAATTGAAAGCAAGGAATGACATTCAATTTTTGCATTCAGTTTTTACATTCAGTTGACAAACCCAGCTGAAAATCGCATTCAGTTTTTGACATTCAGTTTATAAGCCTTGATTTTTGCATTCAGTTTTGAAGCTTACCTGGTAGTTACCTGGTCTTGTCCTGGTGTTTCCAGGCAAAAAAAGGGGAGCTTATGCTCCCGCTTTGTATTCGGTGTAGGGCGAGTGGCCCTGGTGGTACTCCTGGATTTTTTCGTCCAGCTCTTTAATGTTTAGGTTGTCATCAAAGAGGCTTACATAGTCTCCCGTGAGTGGTTCGCCTTGTAAGTTTTTTGCTTTGCGGTACTCCGAGTAAGTTTTGCAACTCCTAGCTAATTGGTAGGATGAATAGTCATTATCCATCCAAAGAGCTACATTCCAAGTCTCGTAGTTAGTCCAACCGTTGTAGGTCATGGTCTTGTCTCCTCCCAACTAATTGTTGAGTAGTCGAAAGATGCGGGCTTTTGATGGCTCGCCCATGTTCCAAGAAAGAATAATAAAACTGTCATAAAGCTTAAATAAGCTATTTGAAATTTCATAGCGATTAAGAATAAAGTTCAATTAATAAGAGCTCATAAGCTCGTTGTCTAAGGTTAGGAGTGAGGGGAGACTCTTTGTAGAGCTCCTCCTCAATTTCCTCAAGCCTTGTCTCCATGTAGGAGTCAAAGATCAAATTGCTCATTGGCTTCGTATTGAGCTTGGTCGAAGTAGTCTTGGGCTTTTGTCTCTAGCTCTTCTTCGAGAGCTTCGAGGGCTTGCCAATCCTTTGGATCAATGCCACGAGAGGTGGCTTCGTCATCAACGTAAGCCTCCCACTCTGAGCCGTAACACTTGGGACGATTGTAAACAATAGTCATGCTTCGACCTCTTCAGCTTTGATGATCTCTTCAAGAGCCTTGTAGGTTTTCTTGAGTTGGTTCATGTCTCGCTTGCCGTACCATTTAAGAAAGTCTCTGCACTCCTCGTGGATCATCTTCAAGCCGTCCTGACCTCGTGAGAAGTCAACGGTTAGAGAGTCGCCATCTTGGAATCTGACGCTGACATCATGTGATGTGAAGCTGAGAGACTCGACACCTGAAAAGGTGTATCTTGCAGTTGGTTTCATAGCTGAAAAATTAATTAAGTTTTCAAGGTTCGTAAGCTTTCGCCTACACCTATATTATAGCACACTCTTCTATATATAACAGCAATATCTTCTATTTGTAACAAAACTTAACATAGGGGTGTAGTTGCAAAAAATTTTTTTATAACCCCTGGGGCTAGGAACCTGCTGATACAACACGAAATAAGTTGCTGTTCTAGTAAATGTGGTTATTATTTTTATATGGCAGTAGCAGAACCGTTAAGTTTACGTTGGGCACAGGGGGAGGTGTTTAGTGCGAAAGAAAGATTTAGGGTATTAGTAGCTGGAAGAAGATTTGGTAAAAGTTATTTAAGCTGTGTTGAGTTGTTAAAGGGTGCTATTGCAAAACCTGGGGAAACATATTTTTATTGTGCACCTACCTATCGAATGGCAAAGGATATTGCATGGAAAACATTGAAGAAGTTAGTGCCAAAGCAATGGATCAAGTCTAAGAATGAGACAGATTTAAAGATTGAATTAGTAAATGAATCAACTATTGAGTTAAAGGGGACTGAAAATGCTATGGCATTGAGAGGCCGTAGTTTAAGTGGCGTAGTTCTTGATGAAGCTGCATTTATGGACAGAGAGGTATGGTCTGAGGTTATAAGACCTGCGTTAGCTGATAAGCAGGGGTGGGCATTATTTATTTCTACACCAGATGGTACGGCCAGTTGGTTTTACGATTTATGGTGTTATGTCCCCGAAGATGAGAGTGGTGATTGGAAGAGATGGAGTTTTACTACGATTGAGGGGGGTAATGTTCCGAAAGAAGAGGTTGAAGCAGCCAGGGGTCAGTTGGATAATCGTACATTTCGTCAGGAATTTGAAGCGAGCTTTGAAAATCTTACGGGATTGGTGGCGATCAGCTTCGATGACGATAATATTTCGGCTGAGGCGCAAGATTTACATATGTTGCCACTGTATATGGGGGTAGATTTCAACGTAGACCCTCTTTGTGGCATATGTGCGGTCAAAAGTAACGAAAATTTGTATGTTTTTGACGAAATTATCCTACGAGGAGGTGCTACTACATGGGATTTTGCTGAAGAAGTGGTAAATAGGTATGGTGTTGATCGAAGAATTATCACTTGTCCTGACCCTACGGGCGGTGCCCGCAAAACAAGTGGTGTTGGACTCACTGATCATACAATTTTACGAAGAAGTGGTTTTACTGTGTCTAGTCCGAAGGCTCCTTGGAAGATTCGGGATAAAATTACGGCTGTAAATACGGCATTATTTGATGCAGCAGGTGATCGAAGAACATTTATCCATCCGAGGTGTAAAGAGTTGATAAAATCCCTTCGGACGTTAACTTACGCACCAAATACGGGTATGCCAAACAAAAATTTGGGAGTTGATCATGCTTTTGATGCTTTTGGTTATCTTTGTTTACAGCAATTTAACCTTGCAAAACCAGAGACACTAGGGCAAACTTCGTTTAGAATATATTAAGAACTACCTAATTCTTATCATGTATCATTCTACGACTAAGAAAAAGAAGAAGAAAAAGAAGGGAGGTAAGAAGCGTGGCGAATGTTCCTGTAAATAAAGCGTTATACTCTAGGGTAAAGTCAGAGGCTAAACGTAA